AAGTGGACAAGGTGTCTGACTTGCTGACCAGGGCGGAGATCGCAGCACCATCAAAACAGACAACAGGAGGAAAAATATAATGAAAACATTGGGTCAGTATAAAGAGGATATTAAAAACCTCATGAAGAAAGCGGCGGACATTGACGCACAATGCGCCACGGAAAACCGCGAACTGACTGAGGCGGAAATCGCGCTGAAAACCGAGATCCTGGATACCGTTGACGACCTGCAAAAGATCGTCAATGTCCAGGAGCGACAGGCGCGAATCAGCGCAAATCTGGAGGCACCGGCGGCCCATGCCGCAACCGTTCAGATGGGCGCAAAGGCACCCGAGCCGGATAGGAAAGAAAGGTTCGGCTCCCTTGGGGAACAGATGTCGGCAGTCGTCCGGGCGGCCGTTCCCGGCGGGCAGATCGACCCTCGGCTTTTCCGAGCGGCAACGGGCTTGAACGAAACGACCCCCTCGGATGGTGGGTTCCTCGTTCAGACCGATTTCCAGTCCGGGCTTTTGCAGGATGTCTTTCAGACGGGGATCCTGCCGAGCCGTTGCCGTCGGATCACCATTTCCGGCAATTCCAACGGGATCAAGATCAACGGCGTGGATGAAACTTCCCGCGCCTCTACCAGAAGCGGCGGGATTCTGGGCTACTGGAAAGATGAGGCCGCCCAGAAAACAGCCAGCAAGCCGAAGTTCCGTCAAATCGAGCTTACCCTGCACAAGCTGATCGGCCTTTGTTACGCGACCGATGAGCTGCTGGCGGATGCGGTGGCTCTGGAGGCGTTCATCCGGCAGGCGTTCGCGGCAGAGTTCGGTTTCCTTCTGGATGACGCGATCATCCGGGGAACCGGAGCGGGCCAGCCTCTCGGCATCCTCAACGCCGGGTGCCTCGTTACCGTTGCCAAGGAAGGCGGGCAAGGCGCGGATACGATCGTCTGGGAGAACGTTGTCAACATGTATGCGAGACTTTTTGCATCCTCTCGACCCAATGCCGTATGGCTGATCAACCAGGCGGCGGAACCGCAGTTGATGAAGATGGCAATGGCTGTCGGCACGGGTGGCGTCCCGGTTTATATGCCTGCGGGCGGGGCCTCACAGTCGCCGTATGCGACGCTCTTTGGGCGTCCGGTTATTGCCTGCGAGCAGTGCTCTGCTCTGGGCGATGTCGGCGACATCATCTTCGGGGATTTCAGCAATTACATCCTCGCGGAGAAGGGCGGGATCGAGTCTGCAATGAGCATTCACGTGAAATTTGACTACGACGAATCGGTGTTCCGTTTTGTCATGCGCGTGGACGGGCAGCCTGTCCGGGCCTCCGCTTTGACACCCTACAAGGGCGGATCGGGCGCGACTCTGAGTCATTTCGTCACACTGGCGGCCCGGTAACATTAACCCATAGGCGGGGCTGAAATATGCCCCGCACAGCAAAGGAGGATACCATGCTTTTCAGTCCTGAGAGTTTCATGATCATTGAAGGCCATGAGCCTGCGGCATCGAATGCGATTGCGGCCACAAGCGCAGCAGTAAAAATCGGGAATGCCGACGGCGTGTGGATCATCGTCCACGAGGATTTTGCGGTTGATGCGAATCACCTTGTCCTGACCGTCAACTACGGAGCGACCTCCGCTCTGGCTATCGCAGGGGCAACCTCAGTCGCCAGTTTCGGCGGGTGGAGCAATATCACCGCCCAGACCTCCGATGCCATCACCGCTGTCGCTGCGGCTGCAACCCAGACGCTCGATGGGGTCACCGCAGGCAATAACTGCATCTGGATGTTTTATATCTCCGGTGCAGCTGCTGGATACGGATGGATTCAAGCCGACTTCGCGGCAGGCGATGCAGGGAACATTGCGAGTGTTCTCTATATCCTCGACCGGGCGCGATATAAGTCCTCTGCTCCGTCCGGCAACGCTTCGCTGACCTAAACCCCTAACTGGTCGGGGGTCTAATCGGCCCCCGGCCATCTCCAAAGGAGGGAAACATGTCCAGACATTACAGTCCTTCAACACGCGATGTCGTGGGGGATCTTATTTGCGGTCTCCATGTCGAAACCACGGGCGGCGTTCTGGTCGCCGCGAACTTTACCGATACGGCTCAGACGGAGCTTTTCAATATCTACGGCCGGATTGGGATCAAGCAGCTCTTCATCGAGCTGACTGCTGCCGCAGATGCAAACGCAACGCAGGTGCTTTTTAACTGCACATTCACGACCCCGGCCATCGGTGTCAACGCCATGTGCGGCAAGTGCGCGAGCATTGCCAACCTTGGAGCTTATGGCCGGATTGTATTTGTCGGCGGCGTGGTGGGCACGGCTGCAATCATCACCGACAGCGCCGGGCTGACTGACGTTGAGGCGGCAGGTAAGATGCATATCGTCGGCGGGGTATCAGCAGCGGGTGTGCTTACGGTTGGCTCCATCGGCATGTTGGCTTCCGATGCGACACAGGCAGGAACCATTGCGGCAACAGCTCACCTTTTCTATGTTCCGATGTGCACGGGAGCATACGCGGAAGCGGCTCTGTAAGGGGGTGACGCCATGACGGTATGCCTCGAAACGACAATCAAGAGATGGAACGGCGCGGACGGCGAGCAGATGGACATCACCGACGCGCCGGAGGGCTCAACCTTTCATGCAGTCGATGTCGGAAAGAAATACATCTTTCATGACGGCGGATGGGTTGAGGATTTGAGAGACATTTACGCAATTCAGGCGGCGGCGATCTAACGCTGCAAGGAGGATATTACTATGTATGGAAAAGACTATAACGGAGTTGCCCGACCTTCTCTCGTCGATACTGCGGGAAGGGCTCTGACCGTCCCTTGCGGCGGCAAATACGCAGATGCGGCAATCAATGGGCGGCTGTTCTATGCGGCCAACCAGACCCCGGTTGCAACCAGCACGACTCTGAACACGACCTTCACAGGACTTGGCCTTGCCAACCCGACCGGAAGCGGGAAGATCATCGTTGTTCATGAGTTCGGTTGGAGTATTGTGAAGCCTGCCGGGGATGAATCGGTCCTTGCGCTCGGCACGACCACGTGGACGACAAACTGGGCACAGGCAATCACGGCGCAATGCTGTCGTTATGGCTATGCGACGTCCATTGCCTATGTGGACGATGGAGCAACTATTGTCGCCCCGGTCCTTGTCAAGATCATCGCCACAATCGGGACCAATCTTGTGACCGACCTGACTCAGAACAACTGCGTTGTTGATCTGGGCGGCAGCATCGTCCTCGCTCCGGGCCGGGCAGTCGTCACGGATACCACGACGGCATCGGGCGCGGCGACGATCCAGTTCAGCTTCCTTTGGGAAGAAGTGGACGAGTAAGCCCCTTCTCGCCGGGGTGGGTAACTGACGCCCCGGCTTAATAGGGCGAGGGGGTGACTTATGGATGGCGGTTTTATCGTAAGTGCGGAAACCTGGAAGGAATTAACCCCGGAGCGCCGGGAATGGATACTCTACGACACGATGCAACGGCTGATTACAGAGGTCCGATGTCTGAGAAAATGGAATCGAACCATGTCATTCATCGGCGGCGCGATCGGCGGGGCAGCGGCGGCGCTGGGCATGAAGTGGATCGGATAGGAAATGGAAAAGGATGCATTGCGTGAGATGATCAAACGTCATGAGGGGCTCCGGCTCAAAGCCTATCCCTGCTCGCGTAACCATCTAACCATCGGCTATGGGTGGAATTTGAAAAATCCCTTGCCCCGGAGCATGGACGCTTACTTGAACGTGAACGGAGAGATCACGGAGGCTATGGCGGAAAGGCTCCTGGACATCAGCATAGACACGGCGATCCGGCAGGCGTGGTCGATCTTCCCGCAGTTCGGCGGGTTCTCGGAACGGCGTCAGATGGCCTTGATCGACTTCCTGTTTAACGTGGGGGCCGGAACCGCCCTCACATTCAAGAAGGCGCTCGCTGCGATTTACGCCGGGGATTGGGAGACAGCAGCAGATGAGATGACGGATTCCCGATGGTTCAAACAAGTCGGCAGCCGGAGCCGTGAAATCGTGGAGATGATTCGGAACGGATGAAGGGCACGGCGGCTAAGCTCCGGGAACAGGCGGCGAAGGATAAGCGACAACGCCGCAAGAGGAGGAAACGAAAATGAGACGGTTACTCTGGATCATGGCCCTTGTCCTGATAGGTTGCGGCCCCACAGCGAACCAGCTTGCCGGGGAAAAGGCATTTTACGAGGCGAAGGTTGCTCTGTCTAAGGCGGCCTCCTCGCAGCCCGTCTTTGAAATGGTTTCCGGCGATCCGGGCAAGCCGATTGTCTTGGAGAACGTGTCTGCTATCCGGGTGTTTCAACTTCCGGCCACCGTGGGCGGTGACAATCTCCTGCAGTATCAGATGCGTGACTATACCGAGCCGTGGTTGAGAGTGATCCAGACGGCGGTCGGGACGGCGGCCCCATGGATCGGCGCATGGGGGATTGTGCATGAAGTCGGCAAGGCGGCCGGGGCGACTACCTCTTATTCGACAAACGTAAGTGGCGCAGGGAATAGCGCGACGACGACGGCAATCGGCTCAATGGGGAACATCACCGGGAACCAGAACGCCGTGGCTACACAGGCAGCGGATAGCCTCAACACCCCGACGACCACGACGGTCACGACTACAAATACGGATGATCATACGGTTACAACAACCGTTCCGGAGGCGCCATGAAAGAATTGATCTTGAACCGGCTTCGGGAAGCATCGACGTGGAAAGCAATCTTTTCAATCCTCTCAGGGCTTGGCCTGTTCACCCTGACCGATGCACAGGCGGATGCGGCGGCGGCCATGATGATCGCCGTCTATACGTTTCTGTCGCTGATATTGCCCGACAAGTTCGGAAAGAAGGATGAGAAACCCGATAACGGGCCAAAGGACTGACGGCCCCAGAGAAAAGAAGGCAAGGGTGGTCTCGATCTCATTCACTTGGGATTGGGATATGTGGCTTGAAAGACTCTTCAAAAGAAAGGGGAAAGGCAATGAAAATCTTGTTACTGATAGTCCAGTTGATTCCGGCCCTGATCTCGTTGATCAAGGCGATAGAGGATGCGCTTCCGGCGGCGGGGCTGGGGGCGGAGAAGCTGGCGGCGGTTCGGAAGATCATCGAGGCGACGTTCGAAGGGGCTTCGGAGATTTGGCCGACTATTGAAAAGGTGATCGGGGTGCTCGTGTCCCTGTTTAATTCAACCGGGGTTTTTACATCGCCCGAGAAGTAGGGGATTGCAATGCCAGCCGTTATCAAGACCGCCCCGACAATCGAGCCGATCAGCCTTGCCGACTTGAAGATGCATCTCCGTCTGGATTCGGAAACGCTCGACGGCAACCTGACGCTGACGCAATGCCTCGCCTATGGATCAAAGGCTATCGCAAACAACTATACGACCCATGTAGGCACCGGGATTGACGTGTTAGGCAAGCAGGCGGAAGTGCTTATCCATCACGGAACCAACGGGGCCACCGGAACCGTCGACACGAAGATTCAAGAAGCCGATGCTCTGGCCGGTCCCTATACCGACTGGACGGGCGGGGCGTTCACTCAGGTCACGGAGGACGGGGCCGGGGCAACGGAGCCGGATAACGCAGACTATAAAAAGCAATACACCGGATCAAAGCAGTATATCCGCACGGCGTCCAAGGTGCTCCTTGCAGCCTGTGAGTTCGGAACGTCCGTCCTTATCAATGCGGCGACCGTGGCAGAGGACGATCTTTTGACGGCGATTATACAGGCAAGCCGGGAATATGTGGAGAACTACACACGTAGGGCCCTGCTTACGCAGACATGGTATCTCTACCTCGACGCCTTTCCGGACTGCGACTACATCAAGCTGCCATGGGGGAATCTGCAATCCGTAACCTCTATCAAATACAAGGATTATGAGGGCACGGAAACCACCATGACCGTCACGGACGAATATCTCGTTGAGACCAACGGGCAAGGCGTAGGCCGGATCCTCCTGCCTTACGGCGTGACGTGGCCATCGTTCACAGCCTATCCGAGCAATCCGATCACGATCGAATATGTCTGCGGCTGGACTGCGGCGGCTTTAGTTCCCGAGGCGATTCGGGCAGCATGCAAGCTCGTTTGTGCGGACCTCTGGACCAACCGGGAAGGGCAATCGGTAGGATCAGCTCAGATTTACTTTGAGAACCCGGTGGTGCAACGGCTCCTTTACAGCCATAGACTCTGGGATGAATTTTGATGGTAATTTATAAGATCGAAAACAAAATAAAGGTATTTCGCTACTAAGAAAGCGGAGGCGGCATGAGTGCGGGGATTTTGAACAAAAGAATAATTTTAGAAGCCCCGGTCAAAACTTCGGACGGAATGGGGGGATTCTCAGAATCGTATAGCACAGTTGCAGAAGTTTACGCCGCCATCTGGCCCGTATCGGCCACGGACATCCTGCGGAATAATGCTCCGATGATGGAAGTCACGCACAGGATCAGGATTAGGTATCGCTCCGTGATGAAAAGCGCATGGCGCATCTCATGGGCGGGAAGGTATTTTTCCATAGTATCGATTATTGACGGGAACATGAGGCATGAGTTTCTTGATTTGCTCTGTAAAGAGGCGACGGGATGAAAAACCTTTCAACAGCCATCTATACCCAATTCGGCACCTCCACGCTGGCGACCTATATCGGCGGGCGGCTCTATAAGGGCATGGCTCCGGATGGGGTGGAGTTCCCGTATGCCGTCTATTCGCTGGTTTCAGATGTGCCGGATAACGTCTTTGCGAAGCAGGGGGAGGAGGCGATCATTCAGTTTGACCTGTTCTCCATCCTGTCAAGCTCCACGCAAGTCGAAACGATGTACGAGTATTTGAAAACGGCATACGACGATTGTTCCATGACCATAACGAGCACGACGTTGATTTGGTTCAGGCGGGATAACGCAATACTCATGGTGGAGGACTACACGACCCCCGCAGGGACGCAGAAGGTGTGGCATTACGCCGTGGATTATACGGTGATCTTGGTAGCAAGTTAAGAAAGGGGAATGGAATGGGCTGTTGCGGTGGACAACCGGAGGAGAAAAGGCCTCCGATGAAAAACAAGAACATCATCGTCGTCCAGAGCCTTATCCGGGAACTTGGAGAGGAAAGCCTGCGCAACCCGGATGTGGTGGCGGACCTCATTCGAGCCTTTGGGATCGTTCAATGGGGGCCTGACGTATTCGGGGCCGACGAGGTGTTCAAGAACCCGGCGGAATCAATGGCCGGGATTTATCAGACTCCATGCCAGCTTGCTCGTGCATTGGCATTTTTAAGCGAATTAAAGATAGGCAGTTACCTCGAAGTCGGGGTGTTTCAAGGTGGGTGCTTCCTGTTTGTCTCGGAGTACTTGCGGCGGTTCAATCCGAAGATCGTTTGCCTCGGGATTGACCC